ATGTCCATAGCCTGACTAGCCAACTCTTGAGCCTCGGTAACGTCGCCAGTTGCCCTAGCGAGTCTGTCTAAGACTGGTCGCAATTTGTCATCTGAGAATCCAAGTAATTTGCCTTGCTCGGTAATCCAATTTTCGACACTGGCAATTTGTGCATCGTTTGCACCAGTGGTCTTTTTTAGGCTGTTAGCAAGCAAATCTTGCGCTGCTGCATCGTCAATAGCGCCCTTTACAGCGTCGCCTAAGACAACAGCCAAACCAGCCAAGGCTGCAGCTGCAGGGACGGCTGCTTTCTTAATCGCAAACTGCGCTTTCTTGCCTGCGCCTTCAAGGTTCTTGAATTCGTTAATTGCCTTGGAGACACCTCCACCGTCGAAGGTTGAGATGATTGGTATCGCTAGAGCCATTAGTTCAGTTCCTTTTGGACTCGCTGAATGGCATCCATTGAGAGGCGTTGTAAGGCTTTTTCAATCTCGCCACGCTTCCTAAATACAGAAGGCCCAAGAACTCTTGTCTGGTTGGGTTTGAGTGGCCCTAGAGAGTCTCCCAGTGTGTTGGGGTTGCTACGCCCTGCAGCCTCGAAGACGGCAGCGCCCACGTAGGTCTGTGTGATGTAGATCAGGCTGACGGCTTCCCTTGCAGCGTCCACTTTTAACTTGACTCCAGACTGTGCCTTGGCCACGGAGAATGGGAAGATTTTGCGTCCTGATTTGTCTGTCCAGTTTCGAGCCATACCCGACAAAGGAATCTTCGCATAGCCCTTTTGCACTTCCTGAATAGCAGGTTGGGCGATTTCGTTGGCGTTCTTGGTGAACTCTTTACGAAGCCCTGGCTCAACTTTGTTTAGTGAACGGATGGCTTCTTTCAGACCTGTCATTTCTATGGAGGCTGATGCTGTCATCTTTTGTTCGCTGCTTTCTGTTGTTTATTCAAAATCTCAATAACCGTGGTTAGATCGTCAACTTCAAATTCTATTTGTGGGGGGTAATACCCGGTCGCAACAAGTACTTCTGCTAAGGCTCTTCTGTAACTGTTGCTTCGGTGGCTTTTGGGTCTTCTGAACCAACTACTTCCACGGCGTTCACGTCTTTGATGTATTGGTCAAACGAAACTGGCACTGGGATGTTGTTTTGTTTGCAACATTCGTATGCCATAAACGCAAGGTCTTCAATGCCAATGCCGTTGGCCAGCGTTGAGGCTTTTTGTTTAAACTTGCGTTCCCAAGCGACAATGACGAACAGGTTTGTTTCTAGTTCGTATGGTTCGCCTTCGTTGGGCGTGATGCGTAGTTGGATTTTCATGTTTCCCTCTTTCCTTGTATCAGGTGATGTCTCGTGCCCATGTGCCACCAGTGAAGGTAGCCGTGACGGTTGCGAGTTCGCCGACTGTTGAGTTGATTGGTGTGAAATTTTCCAGCATTGCGTTTGTAATGGTGTATTCAGGATTAGACGCTGACTCAGTCGTTCCTGAAGGGCTGATGACAAGTGTTGTGGTGCCTTGACCAACCATTGCTGCAAGTGCTGTTTCAACTTCTGACGTTGCACCTGTGCCACCGTAGGAAAGGAAAAAGTCGATTGAGACTTCGACGCTCTGGAGGCCACCAACAAAACGATGACCAGTGTCACCGAATGCTGTTGCTTCAAGCGAGTCCTGACCGATGGTGATTGTGCAAGCGTTTGCCTGATCACTCAAGTCGTAAGTAGTTGCGCCCTGCGTAAGGTTAATTGTTGCATTGCTGAGGAATGTTGTTGTTGCCATTTCTGACCTTTCTAGTTTCGTTTGACTGCGATTGCCACAGTCAAATCGTATGTTGGTATGTCTTGCCCACCGTAAGAAGCGTTGCCCGGTCGGGCGTCAACTACGGCAATGGAAGAGTTCATGATTGTGTCAACCGTTGTCATCAGGTAATCACCTGAATCTTGGTTGCCGGGAGGAGCTGCAAGTATGCGAACTGGGATGCGAAAGTCGCCCACGTTGTAAGTCCATGACGTCATCACTGGTAATTCGATAAAGACAGACATGGGTCGTGCGTTGCGTGGGTCTGTGACTGGTTTCAAACCCAACGCTGTGAGCGCCGTTTTGATTGCGTTCACTGCGTCAACAAGAATTCCAGAAGCAGGCATCAGGCGACCTGTGGACGGCCACAACCAATAAGAGACATAATGCGACCCATGGTTGAAGGAATAGGGATTGAAGACATTGCGTCAAATGAGGCAAACGAATCTGCAGAGCCACGCTCACGATAGAGAGTTGCTGCATACATGATCGCCCCAAGTTTCACATCGGCACCGGGGACTGTTGTCATCGAGTCTGTGTAACCAGCCTCACGACGCTTTCTAAAGCACCAGTTGTTGGTGGCATTGACGCAAACAGTGACAAAGGCCGTGTCGTTCGCCGTTGCAACGTCAATCCCTAACCAACTTGTGACATCGGAAGCCTGTATCCACGATACAGACGGTGTGAAGGTCACAGTTCCTGTAGCAACAGAACGCTCTAGATCGTCGCCAGCGTCTCGGAAAAGAAACTGAAACAGTCGAATTACTTCATTGTCAAACTCAAAGTCGCCTTCGTCTGACTGTCCGATGTATTCGTTGTCTTGCGTAGATAGAACGGTGTGTGTGCCGTTTATGTCGTGGCCAGCGCCAGCAATGGTGACAACATCGCCGACCTGGATACCAGTTTCAACAAAGGTCTGAAGAACCACAACACCGTCTAGGCGTGTGTGAAACGCTAGATCATAAGTGGCCATGGTTCTTCAGTTCCTTCTAGTTCGTTGCTTTATGCGAAAGTGAACTTGACGAACTTGCTGGAGTCAATCATGAGTGCTGCAAAGTACCCACGGAACGCCAGAGTGCGTGAGAGCGTAGATGGTGAGTCAATGCTGATTGCGCCCTTCTGTTGCTCGAACAGTTCGTAACCAGAAGCATCGCCGATGATGGCTGTGCCACTAGCGAAGTTGCGATCAACAACAACTGACAAGCCGAAAGCGTTGCCGTTTGGCTGTCCCGGTGTGAGATTACCAAATGCGTTCATTGGCCCAACCTGTGGGAACAACGGACGCTTCGACGAATCGCTCAATCCAAGAAGATCTCCCCAAATTCCGGGTGCAAGGAACAAGTGAGTTGGCAAGTTGCCGTTAGAACCCGACAAAATTGTTTGGGCTGCTTCTGCAATTTCGGCAGCCCACACTTCAGGTTTCTGAAGGTCTGCTGCTGCAAATGCTTGTGTGACGGTTGCACCTGCAACCAACTGATCGGCTGCGTAGTTGTCTGTTGCGTTGGCGTAGATACGGCCCATGTCATCAAGAACGACGGACAAGATTGCAGGATCACTCCAGTCGATATCGGCTTCGCTGATATTCACATATCCACCGAAAATTTGCTTGGTGACCTGGTTGTTGAAAACAACAAGAGTGCCTTGCGATGGTGACTGTTCAGCAATAGAAGCACCAATGGTTGTGTGGGTGGTTACTTCTGGACGGATGAACACTTTTCCAGCCTGTGGCATTGACTTGACACCAATTGCATCGACCACTGGACGGCGACCGATGAAGTTGTTATAAACAGGCCCAAGGACTTGCGTTGGCAATAGACCAGGTGTGTCGTTTGTGACGATGTCGGGTGCAGCTGCACGAAGTGCTTCTGACATTGCTCGCCACTGGTCGCCACCTGCAACTGCTGCTGCAATGTATTGAACGGCTGTTGGCATTTCGACAACACGACGAGCCTGTGCGAAAATTGGGGTTGTTGGAATAACGTCGGGCTTGGAGGCTTCGACTGGGGTTTCTTGTGACATGGTTTCCTCCTCGGAAGTGTCGTTGTTGGGGGTTTCGGTTGCTTCTTCTTCAGGTTCGGAAGCAGCGATTTCTGTGATGATGGCATCCTTAAATGCCGGTGATGCAACAAGGCTGATTTCTTCAAGCGATGCTGAAGAAACAATCATTGTTCCGTCTTTCGTGGTTGTGAACTTCAATGGAATTGCTCCAACACTTACGGAGTCGTAAGCGCCTGCCTTCACAAGTTCAATCGCATCATCTGATGCTCTGGTCTTGGCAAACTTTGCAGTAAACAAAAGTCCTTCTTCTGAATCTGCAAGTTCAGTCACGACGCCACGCAACTGCGAAGAATCGTGATTTTCCAAAAGTTTCGGGTTCTTTGCTTCAAGGTCAAAAGCGCCACGAAGGAAAGAAACCTTTGTGCCGTCTGAAACTGTTGCTGTGACATCCCAAGGTACGGCAACGCCTGTAATGGTGCGTGGCGAATCTTCGCCTGCAGCAGCATCCAGTGTCACTGGGATGGCTTGAAGTCTGATCATGATAATTCTGTCTCCGATGGTGTAGGCACTTCAGGTTCTTTGTACATTTCGGCCATGTCGTTCTGCTCAAGTAGATCGTCAAGGTCAAATTCAACGTGGCGTCCACGGCTCAACACGTCATCCATTGATAGGCGCTGTGTAATTGCTGTGGCGTACATCTGTGCACCAAACAACCAAAGGTCTTGACGAGCCTGCTGTGCGTTCTGGTAGGTCATTGAAGCACCGGGGGTTGGTGCAGAAACGAGATACGCAGGAACGCTACAGAGGCGTGACAAGTCAAGTGCTTGATACTGGCGTTGTTCGCTGTTGACACTCATCGGGTCTTTGTCAAACTCGACAAACTCCACAAAGTTATTGAGTGCGCCAATAACATTTCCATCACGGCGAGCCTGCGCCCAAGACGAAGCAAGGTCGCCTAGTTCTTCACCCGACATGGTTTCGCCAGCAGAAGTTTGCTGAAGATAGCCAGGCACAGTTTCAATAGTTGCGTAACGGTCGGCTGCTTGGTCTAAGTGATAACCAATGTTGAACGCTCTGCTACCTGTAAAAATAAGACCAGTTGTTGGCGACAAGAATGTGATCACATTTGAAGCGTCAAGTGGAACGCCGTTGAACTGAATGTCATCGGTCATTCCAAAATACTGTGGGCCTACTTCATCAGGTGTTTGGATGTTTGCAGCTGGGAGCCAACGAAAAGACATTGGGCGACCGTCGCCAGCGTTACGAGAGGTCACATACCAAAAGGCTCGACCGTAAAACCATAAATCCTTGAAGGTGTTTGCGAGCATAAATTGGCGTGGCACATTTGGATCTGGGCGTTCCATCCACGTTTCGTTTGGCACATAAATCTTTTCGTATTTTTCGCCTGTCCACTGCTTTGTGCATTGCCTGAACTCAAGGCTTCCAATGGTCGAAGCCATTAGATCGTAAGAGCGTGAAACTGTAGGCAAAGTAAGCGCAAGCGTTTCTAAACTGCCACTGCTCCATGAGTAAAAAGGTGGGATTCCGGACGAGCCGACACCAGCAGCAGCCTTTAGGGGCGCACTGGCGAATTCGGCTCGGATTTTGCGAGAGAAAAGACCCACGCTCGGAGTCTTACACAGATTAGTTGCAAATGCAACTATCTACGGAAAGCCATTGCAGCCTTGCCAGTATTTATTGGGCGTGAGACCATCGCTGCAGCGACCACTAAAAGTCGGGCTGCTTCGATAGGCCCAGGTGAACGCTGGGATGAAATAACAACTTGGCCGTTAGCCCTAGCAAGGACAGCCCTGTTGACATGGCTTGCTAGTAGTTCTTCGCCACGGTGCAAAACCCGATGCTCCAAAATTAGCGATCTAGTTAGCGCTGTGAGTTTGAGGATTTCTGCGTAGCCGAAAGTGGTGCGCCTGCGTTCTAACTTTTCGGGGGTGTGGACGTCAAGAGTTGGCGAGATGACCAGACGCAGTTTCGGGTCTGCCTCCATAGCCTTTTCAATCTGTAGCCACATCTCCTTCATGGACTCCGTAGAGAACTCGACCGTGGCCACAATCGTTTGTTCCTCAGTTAGTCCACAGCGAATCCCCACATACTTAGAACTATCCACAGAACAATCCACAGCCAAGACGCCACCGGCAGGGCATTCCTGCTCGGTCTTGAGTTTTTCCCAGACCCCAGGTTGTAGCCATGCGTCAGCCGATGAGACCCACAGATTGAGGTGCGCTCGAAGGAACGCTGCACGATCAGGAGATTCTGCAGCTGCATGAAGAGCGTCAAGAGTGATGGTTTCTCCTAACGCTGGGTTTGCCCAACGCCAATAGGAATCATCATTTGGGTCAACATCAGGCAATGACCATTCAGCAAAATAAAGCCGTGTCTGTTTGTGTTTGTCAATCGCCCCCAGCGCCTGCTCTCGAAGACGTTGCATAGTCTTAGAACCCTCATCGCCACTGGTTGACCACGAAGAAAGCAACGGTGATTTCACAGCAATTTGTGACGGCCTAAGAGCGTCAAAATAAACTTCTTCAGTGACATTCCAAACTTCGTCAACAATGATTAGGTCGTAAGTGCCACCATGCAAATGGGGCGTCGCTGCACGAACCTCCCAGACGGAAGAACCTATTTCGACTTTGTTGCGCCCATAAGACCAAGTGACCTTGGCGTCGTAATGCGCCTCCAGTGCCGGGGCAAGTTCATTAAAGATGGCAACAGCCCTGTCTAGTTTGTTGGCTGTAGAAAGAACCCTCATCGGTTTGCCACGCATCGCTGCAAAGTCTGTAAGCCACCAGCCGATAAGCGCCGTTAGTGCAACGCTCTTGCCGTTCTGCCTGCTTGTGCTGCAAAGCGACTCACGATGCACAAGGTCGCCATTGTCGTCATGGGTCAATTGCCCATTCAATGCGTGACGTTGCCAAGGAAACAATGTTTTCCCCATGACCCTCTCCGACCAGCCAGCAACAAGATCACCATAAGACCCACTCGGCGCAACAACAGATTCCAACCGTGGCTGAACCCGACCAAACTCAGGCGACTCAGACGCAGCCAAACTGAAACCACCTGAACTGGTTTGGTTTGTTTCAGATAAGAGCAAAGA